GAGCCATTAATTTGAATGTCTGTTCTACAAATGTTTGCCATAACTAAATTCCAAGTCCTTTTAAAATTAGATAACAACCACACCAAATCAGAAATAAATTTCCTGAAAGGTGCAATATTCCTTTAAATTCTTTTTTATTCATTTTATTCCCATCCTAATTGAATTAATACAATCGCGAGAGCTAATAATAAAGTAATCCCCGTTTTTAAATTAACCCCTTCATTCATATGTAAATAGGTAAAAATAGTCATAACTATCATCCCTATTGAAAAACCTATTAGTCTTGTAGGCCATAATACTCCTCCTGTTCCTAATACTGTGTATTTAGAGGCATAAATTAAGATATAACTAATAGGTAAACCCATAACAGCCATTAAAAATGGTCTTTCTCTAGCCCACTCATTAAAAAACTGTGAGTTAGTTTGATACCATATTAGGGCTTGACCTAATAGAAATAACATTACCCCTATAAATACACTTTTATTCATTAAAAAGTTTTTCTACTTTAAAATACTCATCTAAAAATTCTTTAGTGTATAAGAATACATTTCCGGTATAAGCAGGGTTTGAAATATGCCTTGTTTGAATAGGTTGTTTTCTAATTTGAGCATAATTGTTTACTTTGTCTCCTAAAGCTGAACCTGCAGCTCTTCCTAGATAATCATAAAGTGATAGCATAACTATTTGGTTTTTAAATTATTAATTTTTCTAAAGGTTTGTGTATTGTAAATTATATCTTCATATTTAATATCTTCGAATTTTATGTCGAAATGATCATTCATATTAGCTTTAGGTTTAATACTTAAACCGTTAGTATTATATCTAATTCCTTCTAAAGCAGCCATAATAGGATTAGAAGTATCAATTGATTCTATTTGAGGATGATTATCATACCATCCAAATTCCTGAGGTATAGAGCATCCGAGTAAATGGAATTTAATACCTTTCATTTGATTTAAATTTAATAAACCTTGAACAAATCTTATTCTACCTAATGCTTTTCCCATATCTGGGTTAGTATGAGGGAAGAAATCGTTATACCAAGTAGCCCCATAAGATATACATAATTTTTTATACCCTAAATTTACTAATAAATTAGCACATAGATAGGCTTGGTTTTTGTCTTCACCCTGAATTACAGCGGTAATTTTAGTATTTTTAGGATATTTAAATTGAAGCCAGTATTTAGCTTGAGATGCTGTTTGATGACAATTCATCCAAACATCTGGCACAATAAATTCATCTGGTTCTAATTCATTAACCCAATGAAGTAATCTTTTATGATCATAAGCTTCCCCTAACTCATGGAGTGAATTATCCATAATAATATAACGACCTTTAGATTTAGCATCTAAAAAGTATTGCTTATATTCCTCATCTATATCTAATAAATGAGGTAAACAATAATCATAATCATTAAACTCTTCTGATGCTGTTAATAAACAGCGAGGTACTTCATGTGATACTTTCATATATTTTTTCTAGGTCTACCTCTTCTTGGAGGAGGAACAATCGTTACTTTATATTTGTCTTCTATAATATAATAAAGATCTACCAGGGTTCCACTACATTTTTCCATTTCTTCCATAACTTGTTCTCTAGTGCATCTAAAGCATTTAACAAATTCAGCTACAAGAGAATAAAGTTTTTGTTCTTCATCTTTTTCAAAATCCTCTAATAAACGGCTTCTTCGAGCTCGAGTTACAGCACTTTTGTCTAGATATTTTTGGTAATCAACACCACATTCTTTTAGCAAATCATCTAATTCATGTTCACACCACATAGCTTGGAACTTGTAGTGTGAATAATCATAATCCCCATTCAATATCTTATCGATAAGAGGACTTCTACTATGAAGTGGTTTGTTGGGAGACTCGTACATTCTCCACCACCGGAATTGGTTGTAATTGAGTTTTTGGAGTTTTGAAAACCTTTTTTCTAACTGCTCTCTTGATAAAGGCGGGTTGAACATATAACTTTTATTTGCCTAAATATACGAAACCTTTTTAGGGGAACCAAACTAGTGTTGGCATTTTATTTGAAACTTATCAAAGCCTTGTTCTACAGGCTCTTCATTTAAAAAGTAGTAACATAAAGTTCTACTGCTAGTTATAATGTGTTTTTTATAAGATTTTGGTATAGCTGCACCTGCTGGTACTCTAGGAGGGTTTTCATCAAATATAACTTCTATCTCTACATTAACTGGTCCTTCGGATAAAGATAATTCTCTTTCATATTTTTCTAATTCTTTCCATTCACCCCTGTTTAGGCTTTTGTGTTGGAGAGAAGAATTTAGATAAGAAAATGTTTTATAAAGCATTTCTCTATCGCAGTTAAAATCAGCTGCTGGGGCCATATGGCCTTTATCCCAAACATTAAATTTATAATCTTCATTATCTGCGGTATGTACTGAATCTACTTTATAAAAATCCATACCTTTTCTAGAGGCATTACCCGTAGGGCATAAAATAGTATATTCTACATAGAGGGGGTTTTCTAAGCCTTCATCATATTTTACTTTATAAATCCCAGCATCTATATTTCGAATTTGAGAAAAAACAAAAAAAGGTAATAATAAAAATAAACTAGTAAGTTTTTGTGTTGTTGTCATTTTCATTGAGGCGTGTTTGAAGTTCGTCTATTTGGGTTTGGATTTTACTTTTTCTCCAAGAAGACATCCCAGTATTTAATTGAGATTGGAGTTCATTTATAAGTTGGTGAGCTTTTTGAATTTCATCTTCATCAATAATTCCATCTTTATTTAAATCTAAAATATCATATTCTGGTTCTTCTTCATCTACTATTTCCCAATCCTCTTCTAAATCAGGTAAATCATCTGGGTCTGCTTCTAATTCAACTTCATTGTCTAAATCTTCCCACTCCTTAAAATCATTTACAAGCTCTCCATATAGATTTTCTCGTTTTTTAGGATATGCTTTTTCGAATGCAAAGTTAGCTGCAACTACAAGAGCAATTGCTAAAGGATCAAATACAAAAATAATAATAAGAAGTAAAATGTTTATAATCTTATCCATAGGAGCACCTGTAAGCCCCGATAGATACTGTAAGGGACCTAATTCACCAGCAACCTCGGTGTTATTATCTAGTTCTAGTACTTGTTGTTGGTATTTACGTAAAGAATCAACTACTACTTCTCGTTTAGATTGAACAGCTTTTCTATTTTCTTCTTCGGTTGCAATACGAGCTTGCGCCAAACGTAATTCAGTTGTGGATATTGAGGATCTAACGCCCCCAGCCACCGAGGTGTCTCGTATTTGGATCGACGAAGCTTTGGCATTAGAAAGAGTAGCAATATTTGAACTAATTTGCTTAAGTTCTTCATCATATCTAGTTAAATCGTCTTGATAAAAATCAACTTTTTGTTGTATAAAACTTTTTTCATTCTCTACTAATGATAATTTAGAGTAAGTCTCTTGATATGCGGCAGATAAGAAACCATAAATACCCATACTAGTAATTAATATTAATACTAGGGTAGCTATAGTTAAATAAGTTCTAAGTACTTTGTTTAATTCATTCCAGTACTGGTAAAGTAAGGAAGCAATAACTAATTTTGATACCTCTAAAGAACCTGCCATTATGATTACCTCAAGTGAAGCACCAGCAAAGAGTTTGCTCAAGCCGCTAACTGAATAGAAAGCGGCCGAAGCAGATACTGACAGGGCAGAAGCGGCAATTATGAAGGGAAATATCCCTTTTTTTAGATTTTCAAGCATGGTTATAAATATAATAAAAGAATAGGACTAAAACAACCTATTTTCTATCACCTTTATGCTTATCGATATGGTCTAAGACAGTGTTTAAAACATCCATTTTAATAAAACCGGCCATTGATGCATTTTTTAAGGCACTTATTAATTGAAATATTACTAGAGGCATAAGTATAGTTTCACTTATCCAGCCCGCCCCAGGTATACTTTTTTCTATAACTAAAATTAGAGTTAATGATACAAGCCAAAATACTAGATTTTTTAAGATTTTGAGGGCTTTATAAGTTTTAAAGCCTTCTCTTTTTATTCCAGCTATTACACCAAAAAACCCATCAGCGAAGATTAAGGTAGCAATGGCTAAGTATTGTTCTGCATTTTGCATAGTAAGTTCCATAAAATAGGAACAAATAAATCCGATTGACATACTTCCGCTTAAAATGAGTAATTTAGTAGTTTTCATTTTTAAATTAAATCTTTAGATTCAATTAATGTATAGGTAAATGAGTTACCATATAAGTCTTTAGCTTTATTAGCTAGCTCCATAAATAATTTAAAATCATTATTAGCAGCTATTACTTGGCAACCCGCTGACCATTTGTCAACTTGTGTGGATTTTCCTCCTTCTCTGGCTGTAGCTCTATGAATATTAATTCCGTAGATACCTTCATGAATATTTTCGGTAAGGAAATCATACTGACCATCTTTATCATTATCTCGATAAACTTTAACAGGTTTTTGCTGTTTAAGAGCTTCGTACTTACCTTGATGTAATCCGATTGTATGCGAACCTCTATATTGGCCAGGTACTAAAATTGCTACTCCGTTTTCATTTAATAAATTTCTTTCCCAATGAGATCCTGGGTCGGTAGTTGCATCGAACTCATGATAGTTCATTTTTCCTCCTACAGAATAAGAAACTGTAATCTTATCGTCAAACCTATTTGTAACTTTTCCAGAAGTATCAGAGTTTCTTATTCCTACAATATTTAAATTGTAGTCTCCTCCTTCAAACCATTTGTACCCTTTACATTCTACTGCTTTTTGAATTTGCTCTCTAGTGTACATTTATAACAAAGTTTAATTTCTGAATTTATTTATAATATACTCCACTTCAGCTGGAGTAGCTTTACATTTTAAGTCTATGCCTGCAGACCAGGTGTAACTAACTCTACCGTTAACGTAAAGTACTAGTATAGGAACAGATTTAATATTAGAAACAATATTAGCAGGCTGGTCTTCTAGTCTTGCATATTGTATAGGAATACCAGCAACTTGAGTAAATTGAATGCTATTCTTTTTATTCCAATCAGCATTTATTTGGACTAGGTCAAACTTTTGAGCGTTTGCATTAAAGCCCATAAATAACCCTGCTATAAAAATTAAGGCTTTCATTTTAATCCTTTTTAATTATTTCATAAAGTTTTTGATCAATATTATCAAGTTTTTTGCTATTATCCTCTACTTTTTGTTGAGTATTTAATATGGTTTCTCGAATCAGCTGATCTTTTAAATCATATTCTGTTCGAGATACCTCACTAGGAGGTAATTTTTTAGCTTCTTCTATCTCAGATTGAAGCGTAAACCACATACCTACTACGGTTACTACTACTCCTCCAAGTATTACTAATGATTCAATACTTAGTGTAAATTTACTATCTTTTGATACTTCTCCCATTACAGTACTTTTGTAGATTTAAATATAATCTTCACTATCAGCTGGAGGGGTAGGGGGAGTATTTTCTTTTTTCCCAAATATCTTACCTACCTCAGCAATTCCAAAAGCTCCTAAGGTAACAATAACAAAAGAATTAAAAATAGTATCACTGATAGTTAAGGGTTTACCCATAATACCAGTAATAATATCAGCTGCGGCAAAAATTGCCATTACAGCAAATGATAAAAATCCTACAATGCTTTTTTCATTATAGTCGTTTTTATCTTTAAAAATGTCTTTAAAAGCCATCCATTTACGTTTTAAATAATTAAACATAAAATAACGATTCTAATGAAACACTGTTTATTATACGTATTGAAATAATATCTTTAAGACCCTCTTTTATGGGTTGATTTTATAGATCTAACTGATCTATTTACTCTGGGAGTGTTTGTAGGTCTTACTCTAATATTTGTAGGTCTAGTGGGTCTACTTTGAATATTTGTAGGTCTAGATTGGGATGGTCTGTAAGTAGTATTAGTTCTTACTCTATTTCTATAGGTAGTAGGTCGGTTTGTTGGTCGATT